TACCGCTTTCGATAGACTTCCTTCATTCGAAGATTCTTCGCTTTCTTCCGGCCTCGCATGCCACGCACTAGCGCTTGGATCTTGCTGGCAGCTGCCCGAGCTCCGGCACGTGTCGCCATACCTGCTAAACGAAGTGCTACTTCTCTTCCGGCAGCAGTTCTACGTAAAGTTTGTGCCAAGAGTTGTTGTCCGATGGCTGCAGACGCGTATGCCCCAACCGGAACCAAGCTCATAATTTTATGAGTGTCACATTCTTCAGACGTGGGCGGCCTAGTATTACCCGCCCACCTCAGTGACGTGACAAAATGTCGTCTCGTCGATGGGTGTTCACCCTCAACAACTATACGGCTGATGAGCATTCTGTGCTCACAACTTACATCACTCAGTCCTCTTCAGTGGTGTATGGCGTTGTTGGCAAAGAAGTTGGCCAAAACGGTACTCATCATTTGCAGTGTTTCGTTATTCTCGACCAGCCTCAACGTTTATCGTTTCTTCGTCGTCGTCTCTCTGATCGTGCTCATTACGAAAGAGCTCTCGGCACTTCCGCTCAGGCTTCGGACTATTGTAAGAAAGATGGTGATTATTTCGAGTGGGGCGATCTCCCTACTAATTCCGGACAAAGAACCGATCTGCATTCGTTCATCAAATGGGGTATTGACTTCATCGCATCCAACGGCAGAGCCCCTTCTTCACCTGAAATCGCCCGAGAGCGTCCTATCGAGTACCTCCGATACCCCCGTGCTGTCAACCTATTCGCGTCGCACGCCCCAGCGCCGCAGTTGCAAGAAGGCGTCCCGGTCGACTGGCAGCGAGAATTGGCCGCCGTTCTTGATGGACCTGCAAATGACCGATCAATCATGTTCTACGTTGACCCCCTCGGAGGAGCCGGAAAGACCTGGTTCCAGCATTGGTATTTAACCAATAACCCGGAGAAGGTGCAAGTTCTTTCCATCGGGAAGCGCGATGACCTCGCGTTCATGATTGATCCATTGAAGAAAGTGTTCTTTTTCAACGTGCCCCGCACCGGAATGGAGTTCCTACAGTACACCATTCTCGAGCAGCTCAAAGACAGGATTGTGCATTCGTTCAAGTATCATTCTCGCACGAAGTTCCTACACGAGTGTCCACATGTGGTGGTGTTCTGCAATGAAGCACCAGATTTAGGAAAGTTAAGCCAGGATCGTTATGATATACATAATATGTAATCGGGGATGGGGATAGTGTGTTACCGGTGTCGTTAGAGAGGCAAGCACACGAAAGGGGAAGGGGTTCGCTCCCACCCAATGAAATTCTTAAAACCCCAAACCGTTCACCTCAATGATTATAGTGGTATATCGAATGATTAAAACGAACCGTTAGATCGCTTAGCGTCGTAGGTGCTGCGCTCAAAGGATTACACCATGTAATAATATATAGTGGCTTCCGCCAGTTGATAGTATCACCGTTGCGGTTAAGATAAAACTTACGCCCGATCTTGATATACTTTTGTATGTAGACCGTGCTCGAATTCGTTCGAGTTGCTGGATATGCCGTACCGCCACCCGTCGTACGTATCATCCAGGATTTATGGAAAAATATGTTGTACTTGTTAGAGTTAACCTTAAACATCTCGCGGTCAGCTGTCGTTGGTGACCCCCAGTCAATGGAATTCTTTCCGTTGTCGTCGTCTAGTTGTCCAGTGAAGAAATCTTGTTTCAGACCCGCTTCCGTCGTAATGCCGGCAGCAGAGTAATTTGCATATTTCTCGGTACACACAAGAACATGAAAGATTATCGTGTCATTCTGTTCCGCGTTCGGATTGTACACCTTAAATCTTAATTTAACGGCATTCACCTTCGCGTGATCGTCACGAATATCGGCAGGTTCGTCACCGATATTGATATTATCAAGAAGATTTCCAAACGTGAACCCCGCGTCTGCCACCTGACTGATACTGTTCCACCCGGTATGATTGGCTACTGATGGATTCGGCTTGAAGCGCATCTTTTGCGTATTCCCTGGTTTGGCGATATTCTTTTTCGAATACCGCTTTCGATAGACTTCCTTCATTCGAAGATTCTTCGCTTTCTTCCGGCCTCGCATGCCACGCACTAGCGCTTGGATCTTGCTGGCAGCTGCCCGAGCTCCGGCACGTGTCGCCATAC